TATAATATAATTTATTAACCACCTAGGATTCCTTGTAACGGATCTTCTAAGTTTTGTGTTTCACTTGGGTTTTCAAAATCTATTGCGTCTAATTCTTTTTGCTTTTGATTTGCTATCATACTTTGTTGAGTTCCAATTATTCTAGCACGTTTATCTTTTCTATTCTCTATTTGCTTTTCTCGATCTTGCTCTCTATTTATTTTTTGTTGACCTAGTTGCATGTTATAATTAAACTCTAATTCCATCAACTCTCTTTTTATTTGAGCTTCTACTTGCATACGCTCTATTTCAAATTGAGATTTACCCTTAGCAACCTTAAGTTCTACATCCATAGTAGCTTGCTTCTTTTGAACCTCAGCTAAAGCAGCAGCTTCACTAGCTTGAGCGTTAGCAGCACCTTGAGCAGCAATATTTGCTTCATTGGCTTTTTGGGCTGCTTGAGCAGCTTTTTTACGCTTGAGCTTAATCATTTGATTAGCTAGCTTAAGATTGTTTATTTGCCTTATATCTATAGCATCTTCTAAGTTTATGCTACCACTTTGAATCGCAGCTTGAATATTACTTTCTAATTGTTGCTTTTCTTGTTCATCTGGAACTAAATCAAAGTATATACCAAAATCACATAGGTGCATTTGGCTTAAGTCATTTAACTGACCTACATTCCAAGTTGATATACTATTTTTTAAAGCCTCGTTAGTTAAATCATATTCTAAAGCATCAGAAGTTCTTAATACTATATTCTCACATGTTCTTACGGTAATGTACAAGTAAGAGTTTAAAATATGTTTAGTAGCTGTATTAGAATTAGCAGCTGCTAACTTTTGTAAACCTACCAATGAGTCAGAGTTAGGCATACTTCCATCTCTAGCTTCATTTAATCCTGTTACATCTCTTATCATTTGTAAATAGTACTGATATGTAGATATCAAAGATTGTATTTTACTACCACCTGAACTTGACTGTAACTCTTGTATTGGAACTCTACCAGGGTTAGGATCACCTTCAGTTGTCATAGATCTTCCTAGAATACTACCAGTCTGGAAATACATATTTAAAGCTTCCTTAGGATTGTAACTAGTTCCACCACCTAAATCAACCTCTGCTAAACCGTCAACATCTAAATAAACACCATCTGGTATTATTTTTGAAATAACTTGCTGTATTTTTAAATGAGTTAATTGAATCATATCAGCAAAACCCATCATTCTACTAACCAAACTTTCTATTCTACCCATATACAATTTAGGAGCGCATATGTTGTAATTCATATTAACTTTAACCAAGTTTGATTTTGGCCTAGTCATATTTTTAGCTAACTCCCATTTTAGCATCATATCATAACCAAGAACTTTTGCACCACTATATAAAACCTCTATAGATCTACTTATTTTATCAAAATTTTCATTTGGTTCAGGGTTGAAAGTATCAGGTTTTTCTAACGCTTTTTCTAATCCGGTTGCTGTTTTCTTTATTTTAAAAACTTGATCACTATAAGTTTTGTATTCAAAATAAAGTATATATATAGAATTACCATCGTTACGTCCATTCCAGTTGTATAGAAAATTACTATTACCTTGATACTTTTGTAGCTTCTCTAAATCAGCATCTGTTAAATGTGGAAATTCTTTTTTACACTCTTGAAGAGTTATACTTTTAACTTCACCAACATACCATATATCTTCAAAATTTGGATCTTCAGTATATGAATAAACTAATCTAGCTGGATCTACATACTTTACAATAACGCCTTCAGACTCGTTGAAATCTGTTTTAACAGCTCCTATACCTAATGTCACTAAGTCTTCAATAACTCTTTTTTTAGTTAAATTATACTTATTGAAATCTAGAGTATTATTTATAGCTTCTTCACACGCTATCTCACTAGCTTGTTTATAACTAAGCTGCATGTGTAAATCTAACTCATCTTTATTTTCTGGAAGTTCCTCTGGATCTGATGTATTAAACAGATTTAATCCTATAGTACTTTGTAAGTTTTGTAAAAATTCTTTAGCTTGCATATCTCTCAATATGTCTTGAGCGTATTGAGATCTAACCTTTCTCGACTCTGGATCTTGAGAAAAAGCTTTAATATCATAAAGCTTATCATCCATGCCATTTACAACAATGTCTACAAATTTAGGTATAATAGGAACTGGTTTCCAATCTAAGTTAAGGTAAGATAAATCACCATTTATAGCTAGCTCGTCTTTGTATTTTTGAACAGGTTGCTCAGCTCTAGCGTATAGTCTACGCATTTTGAAATTGTTAAAATTAGTATTCCACCTGTTTTCTACACCTGATCTAGTTCCACTAAACCAATCGCCTTCTATTGCTCTGCCTACTTTTTCACCATATTCCCAGCTATTCTTAACCTCATCAGGTACCACCTGATCTGGAAAACTACTACTGTTGTTTGTGTAAATCTTCATTTATTTAATTATTTGTGAAATAGATCCATTATTATTATACCTTTTTATTCCTAGGTTTATAGGAGATGTTTTAGTTCTTTCTGGAATTGGTCTATACTTGTTTTTGTTACAAGCCATTATAGCTAAACCAGAGCTAATAGAAGCATCGTGTTTAGTTCTATTACTTATATTAAACCTACTCCAGTCATTTAGTGTATTATTAAAATACATGTCTCCATAACCAGTTTCATTCTCACCAACGTAGTTTTCAATATAATACTCTATAGCAGCTGCATGAGCTTGTTTTATATCTTCGCTTGTATTAGGTATTCCACCTATCTCCCTTTCTGTAACAGATAGTTTATTCCATAACTTATCTGGTCTATTCATACTGAAACCTCTATAACCTCTACGCTTGATATAGTAAAGTAATCTAGGTTTATTATTTTCAGCTAGTATAGGCATACCATAAAAAACTAAAGCCATTAATATATCTTCAAAGAACAATTCAGCTGTATCAGGTCTAGCTATATACTCTAAAAAAAAGTGGTTTGGCGGTGCGTCTTCCATTGAAAACTTTGTCAATCCATGAAGAGCTCCTTTTGAACCTCTACCATCCACAGTACCACTAATATCGTAAGAGTCACAACCAAAAGCTCCAACATGCTCATTACCTGGGTATTTAATACCATTTTTTATAATCACTCTATTTTGTAAGTTTTTAGGTGGAACCCAAGAAATATAAAATCTTCCATTATTGTTTGGAACAAATATTACTCTAGTGTCTTTAATACCATTTTCCCACATGAAACTACCTTGTGTTATACTTGAGGTATTATTAATCTCTTCATTGTAATCTATCTGTTGATATATTTTAGTAAGATTGAATAAACTATTTTTAGTTTCATCCCTAAATGCGTGTTCTTCTGTTCTTGGAAACTGTCGATAGTATTCATTTAAACCATCTTGATCTTGTTTTAATCCTTCAACTTCGTTGTTCCAGTGATCTATTACTCCTCTTGTAACTGTTCCACCTTGTTTTGTTTTAATTGGATTTGTTGGCGTAACGAATACAGGCAGTCCAAAAGTATCCATGAATCCTTCGTAGTTCCACTCCATAGGGATGAAAAAAGAATAGAGTCCACTACTTGTTTGTCCGTTTCTATTTCTTTTAGTAACGTCTGAATTGTAGTATAGTTTTTTAAAGTTTTCTCCACCTTTGTCTAACGCATTTGATGTCGAGCCCATCATACACTTACCAACTATTCTTGATCCTAGTCTTAGTGTAGTTTTAGTAACTCTCCAGTTATTTAATATATTATCAGGTCTTTCCCATTTACCACTCTCATCATGCGCTAGTAGTTTAAGCTTTTCTCCATCGTAAGAGTTATCACCCGTGTTTTTCCAGTCAATAGTTGTGTCTAATCCTTGTAGCTCCGTCAACTGTTCGTTTGTTTCTATTTTTCTTCTAGTAAGTTTTGAAGCTGGTACTCTATACGCCAACTCGGTTTTTGGACGATCCATACCGTCTTGAATTGGTTTAAAGAAAAACGGATAGTTAACGGATATTGGTACAACTTTATCTGTGAACATTTTTTTAGCATCTGCTCCAGACTTTGAAAGGATGCCGAATCTGGCATCACTAGATATCGTGGCTTGGTTGACAAGCTCTGCTGAGGACATAAAAGAAAATCCACTCCGTCTGTTTTTAAGATAGCACATCCCATAACATCTATCATCTGCTTTACATGCTTCCCAAAATATAAAGAAGAGTCTGTTTGATTCTCTATAATCTGGGGCTCCAACGTCGATTTTTGACCACTGCAAATACATGTAATGAGTACCAGTGATGTAAGTAGGCATACCGTTATTATAAAACCAGTAACCATCTGATCTATACTTAAATTCTTCATCTATATAATCGTACCATTTTTCTTTGAAGTCATTAGGATACTCGTCCCAATCAAATCTACTCTTTATTCTAGCTAATTCTTTTGGGTATTCTTGTCTTTCCCAATATTGTTCCTTTTGCTTTTCGCTTCGTTTAAACGGTTTATCGACTGCTGGTAAAGCAATCCTGAGATTTTGAATTTCAATGATCTGTCCAATTTTACCTGTTTTACTAATTACTACAAAATCATAATCAGGGTTGTAACCATACTTC